CTCCGAGGCCGTCAAAGCCGCTAACCCTGCCGTTGAGTGTGGCCGTGTTCCTATCGACCGAGTTATGTCGGACATTCTCACCCAGCCCGAACATGAAGTTCGCAGGTACACCCTGAACCAATTCATTAGCGGGTCGTCGCAATCTTGGCTGCCTGGCAACTTCTATCGCAGCTGCACCGGCTCGGGAGTAACCAACTCAAAGAACGGCGTGTTCGCCGTGGACGTTGGCCATAATTGGGAATCAGCCGTAATCGCTATCGCCAACACAAACGGCGACATTCAAGAAACCGAACTAGTCGCGTCATACATGAACCCGACCGAGGATCAACTGTTCTTTGAACTAAAGCGCCTTTACCTAAACCATTCAGCTAGGGCAATCGTTTTAGACGATCGCGTTCTCTCCAGCCTGGGCAAACGTCTCAAGTTGGCGGGAATCCCCGTTTGGCAACTATGGGGAAAAGAAATGTCGTCCGCGTGTTCAGCCGTGTACGCCATGTTCGCGCAGAACCTAGTGCGCCACAATAACGACTTATTGCTAACCGCTCAAATGGGCAACGGTGTCACAAAGTACACGGGCGAAACTTGGCTCATCTCGCGCAAAGCGTCGGTCGGTGAGATAGACGCGCTAATGGCCACGGTCATGGCGTTGTATGTTTCAAGCCGTGCGCAACACGCCGGCGTTCAAGTGTTCTAAATCTTTGCACTAGTATGCTAATGACATGGCAACTTTTTGGCAGAGGCTAACAAATAAGGCTCCGGAGACTCGCGCGGTTCAGCCGACTATCCCGTCACGTTCGGCGACCGTCGTCACCCCCGACTCCGCGCTATCACTAACCGCCGTCTATCGCGCCGTACAAATCTTGGCTACCCCGATTAGCAAAATGGGAATCAACACCTACCGTTTCGCAACTGGTATCGAACTCAAAATCGAAAACCCAATCATCATCAACAAGCCGTCTCTGACTGACACACGCCGCGACTTTATCTTTCAGACCGTCACGTCACTTGCACTAGAAGGAAACGCTTTCTGGTTCAAAAACCGTTCACGCGACGGCAGCGTCAACAACCTAACCATTGTTCCGGCGAGCGCGGTCTCTATTCAATACGTGGACAGTAACGACATCTCTCGCGGAGTCGACTACTACTACTCGGGCAAAAAGTACACCGCAGACCAGGTTGAGCACCTCAAGTTGTTCACCAAGCCAGGCGAACTTCGCGGCATTGCACCAATCCAAGCCGCTTACAAAGACATTGCAGCTGCACTTGATCTACGCGACTACGCAGGCAACTGGTTCAACGCTGCCGGAGTTCCAACCGGTATCTTGACAACCAACGCGCTGCTCTCAAAAGACGAAGCGGACGACATCACCGCCAACTGGCACAACAAGCAACAGAACCGCCAGGTTGCCGTGCTCGGTCAGGGCATGAACTACGAATCAGTCGCTTTATCGCCACGCGAAGCGTTGTTCACCGAGATTCAGAATCAGGCCGTTCAGACCATTGCGCGACTAATGGGAATCCCTGCACGTCTGCTCATTACTTCGATTCCGGGCTCGTCAGACACTTACACGAACCTCAGCGACGAGAACCAAGTGTTCTACCGTCACACGCTTATGGCTTACACCGACACAATCACCGACGGTTTCAGCAACTGTCTACCGCGCGGCACGCGCGTAGAGTTCGACTTCGAGTCGCTATTCAAGGCAGACATTGCGGAGCGTTACGGTTACTACAAGGTCGGCGTGGACGGCGGTTGGTTGTCTACGGAAGAAGTTAGAACTAAGGAAGGTCTAGATGTCTAACATTGAAACACGTTCATTCGAAGTCCGTATCGCGGACACCGAGGAACGAACTATTACCGGACTGGCCGTTCCATATGGACAAGAAGCCAACATTGGCGGACTGTACAAGGAACGCTTCGAAGCCGGGGCAATTAGCGACGTCACCGACGTCAAGTTGTTCTACGCTCACGAGGAACCAATCGGCAAAATCATTCAGGGACGCGACACAGACGGCGGTTACGAAATCACCGCCAAGGTCTCAGCTACTCCACGAGGCGAAGAAGTTCTAACGCTTATGCGTGACGGAGTTCTAAATAAGTTTTCGGTCGGGTTCGTCCCGGTCGAAGATCGTTGGGAAGATAACAACTCAACGGTTATTCGCACTAAGGTCGACCTCAAAGAAGTCTCCGTAGTCGCGTTCCCTGCCTTTACAGGCGCAACCATTAGCGAAGTGCGTAACGACGTCGAATCAGTCGACGAACCGGAAGCACCTCAAGAAAAAGAACAGGATAACTCAGTGTCAGAAAACATTGAACTAGACGTTCGCACCGCACTAGACGAGGTTGCAGAACTGCGCCGCGACCTAGAGGCAGTAAAGACCGTCCAGACCGTAGCACCAACCGCTCCGAAGTTCCGCTCACAGGGTGAGTTCGCCAAGGCTCTAGTCGCTGGCGACGAGGACGCAAAGGTTCTAGCGCGTGCCGCTTCAACCTCAGCCGACACCTATGCTGCTCCGGGCTTCATTGGCTTCATCAACAACCTAATCGCTGCTAACCGTCCGTCATGGAACGTTTGGTCATCAGCTGCACTACCTGCGTCAGGTATGACCGTAGAGTATGCAACTGTTTCGGCTAACACCATTGCAGTCGGCGAACAGGACCCAGAGAACGAGGCGTTGTCATTCGGCAACCTTTCAATCGACAGCGTCTCAGCAAACGTCAAGACCTACGGCGGTTACACCCAGTTCTCACGCCAGACCGTTGAGCGTTCAAGCGTGAACTACCTAGACACCGCGTTCCAGGCACTTGCAATCGCTTACTCAAACGCAACCAACACCGCAGCCAAGGCAGCAATCGCCGCTCTTGACTTTACCGGCAAGGTTATGGACTTGGACGGCGGAACCGCTGCTTCGGTCATTGAGGGTCTAATCGACGGAATCAAGTACATCAAGTCGAACTCAGGTCTGAACGCAGAGTTTATTCTTTGCTCGGCTGACTCATACAAGTACTTCATGAAGATTGCTGACTCGGCTGGCCGTCCAATCGTGGACATCAACCGCGACGGTTCGAACACCATGGGCACCGCAAACAACGACCTAACCGGTTCAATCTGGGGTCTCCCAGTAATCGTTGACCCATCACTAGGCACCGGACTTGCTTACCTTGCTAACAGCAACGCACTACGCGTTCTAGAGGCTCCAGGTGCACCTGTTCGTCTAACCGATGGCGACGTAACCACCCTGACCGACTCAATCTCGGTCTACGGTTACGCGGCAATCACCGTGCCGTTCGCAGCTGCAATCGTCAAACTAGACATCACCGCTTAGTAGGACACCGTGGCGCTGACCATCTCGCTGGCTGACTTTCAGGCTTACGTCGGAACCGACGAAACTGGGGACTTTATCCAATCATGTCTAACCGCCGGGCACTCGCTCGTCGACGACTACCAGGGTAACGTTACTGTACCTACGCAGGTACATACCCAAGCGGTTCTAATTGCTGCCTCAGAGTTATTCCACAGACGGTCAGCGCCTAACGGCGTGGCGCAGTTCGCTTCATTCGACGGGTCTCCGGTTCGTGTAGCCAAGGATCCATTGAACGCCGTCTACCCGCTACTACTTCGCTATGTAGGGTACGCAGTATGACAAACGAAATCACGTTGGCAAAGGTCGAACTAAAATTAGACCTAGAAGTTGCCGGGCTAAAAGTTCTGGACTATGTTCCGGAGCGAATAGTCCCGCCTATTGTCATCATGAACGCCCGTTCGCCATACCTTGCCGTCTCCGACCTTTCTAATGAGTATTATCTAAACGTCGACTTGGTTCTAATCGCAGCTACGGCCACGAACAAGCAATCAACCGAGAAGTTAGACGAACTTTTAGAAGCAGTCGTTAAGGCTCTCCCCGCTTATGCACGTATGTTGCCAACAGGCGCACCATACAACCTACAGACCAACAACGCCGAATACCTAGCCGTAAACGTGCCGTTGGAACTAGAAATCACAATCTAAGAAAGGGCAGTCGAAATGGCCGCTTCAACTCGCGTCAAGGCGCAAAACATTCTATTCAAGATCGGAACGACCGACTACGCGTGCGACGCAACCATGGTTGAACTGACCCTAGGTGACGCACCTGGCGACGTTCAGACATTCTGCGAAGTCCGTGTTGGCGGAGAGTGGAAACTAAACCTAGAGGGTATCGTCTCAGGTGACGACACTTCGCTATACCAGGTTCTCTGGGCTAACTTCGGTACTAAGGTCGCGTTCACCGTTGCACCTAACGGCAACGCTTCACCGTCGGCAGACCAGCCACACTACAAGGGAACCGTCGTATTCGACCAGTTGCCACCGCTTGCACTAACTTCAAACGAGACTGCAAAGTTCTCAGTCGAACTAACCGTAGACAACGCAGTCCACACCCCTGCGTCGCACATCTACTACGGCGTAGAAATCGACACCACCGCGTAACAAATGTCTAACGCGTCCGGCATCAAGGTCAAGGGCTACAAAGCAAGCATTAAGGCACTCCAGGCAATCGGAGTTCCAGACTCGGAAATTAAAGCAGCGGGAACCGTAGCTGGAGAGTTAGTTGCTGCAGAGGCTCGCACCTTGGTGCCGGTTCGCACAGGCGCATTGCGTGAGAGTATCAAAGTTTCAAAGGCACTTAATAGCGTGTCTGTTCGGGCTGGAAGCAACGCCAAAGTGCCATACGCTAATCCAATCCATTGGGGTTGGTTTAGCCGACACATTCGCCCTAACCCGTTTTTTACTAAGGCTTTAGGTATTACACGAACCGAAGTGTTCAACGCTTACTACGCTCAGATAGATAGACTGATAGCAAAGAACACCACCACTGGCACAGAGGAGTAACAACATGGCTTCAACAACCGTCGTCGACATTTTGACTATGGACGAAATTGAACAGCTGAACCTGCTAACGGGTCGCTCGTTTGAAGACGTATTCGAAAAAGGTTTAGGACTTGGCAAAGCGACTAAAGCACTTTGCTGGATTCTAGACAAGCGCAACAACCCAGACTCAAAGATTGAAACGTTTGGCAAGATGAACGTTCACCAGATCAACGAGTTTCTGGAGGGCTTTATCGCCGACCCAAAAGGTCAAACGACCTAATAGAACGAATGGTTTATTTCTGTCTTGCAACAGGAATGAACCCGGAGCAGTATAGGAAACTAACAGTCGCAGAGTACGCAAAGTTCTGCGAGGTGCTAGAGGAGAGGAACGGTTAGCCATGTCGCTAGTCTTGAACGTTGAAATCCTTGGCGAGTTTAGAAACCTTACTAAAGCTACTCAGGGCTCCCAGTCGGAACTTAGCAAACTAAACAAGAAGATCACTGGGTTTTCTTCGGGTGCTAAGAAAGCCTTCGCTTCAATCGGAGTCGGACTTTCATTCGCTTTTATTGCTCGCGAACTTACAGACGCCGCCACGGCTGCCATTGAAGACCAGAAATCTCAGGCTCTCCTAGCGACCCAGTTGAAAGCGTCTACTAATGCGAACGACGCCCAAATTGCTTCGGTCGAAAAATCGATAGCCAAGTTCCAACTTCAAGCGTCGGTTGCAGACGACACTCTTCGCCCGGCTATGGCTACCCTGATTCGTAACACTGGTTCGATTACCGAATCTCAGAAACTTATGGCAATCGCTCTAGACGTTTCGGCTGGAACAGGTAAGAACCTAGACACCGTTGCTCTCGCACTTTCCAAGTCTTTCAATGGCAACGACGCCGCGCTTATCAAGTTGCTTCCTTCCGTAAAGGGCATGAAAGACCCACTGACCGAACTGGCAAAACAGTTCAACGGCGCTTCGGCCGCAGCTGCGAACAACGATCCAATCGCAAGAATGACGATTATTTTTGGCGAACTTCAGGAAAAAGTGGGAGTTGCGCTGCTTCCTGCACTGAACGACTTGTCATCATGGTTGGCTTCCCCTGGAGGAACTGAGGCTCTCAAACTCATTTCAGATGCTTTGGTGACTATTCTTAAAGACGCAATCAACGTGGCTAAATGGGCGGTCGCTAACAAAGATTGGCTAGTTCCATTGGCAACAGGAATCGCCGCCGTTACCGCAGCCTGGAAGGTTGCTACTGCCGGAGT